ACCGCGGCACGGCATATGCCGGGACGTGGAAGATCAAGTATGTCGTTGACGGGAACAGGATGTCGGGAGACATGAACACGTCAATGGGCAATTGCCTGTTGATGTGCCTGATGATGATTGCCTATTTAGAATCGATCGGTGTATACGCCGAGATTTGCAACAACGGGGATGACAGTGTTCTAATTATGGAGGAGGCGGACCTCCAGAAGTTAGGGGGATTGCCCCAGTTCTTTTTGGACTTGGGGTACACAATGGAAGTCGAGGAGCCAGTGCGTTCCATGGAACTCATCAAATTCTGCCAGACCAGTCCCATGTGGGACGGGTCAGTGTGGATCATGGTGCGCACGCCCGACCGATGCATCGCAAAGGACCTTTGTCACGTTCGACCGTTGAAGAACGTAACCGAGTATAACTCGTATAGGTTGGCGGTGGCAGAATGCGGGCAGGCTCTCGCCGGTGGTGTCCCCGTGCTAGCAGCATTTTACAACATGCTCGCACGCGGGGCCGGCACTCGACCAGCCAAGGGGTATATCGAGTACGGCGTGGAACGCCTGCTCGTTGGGATGGGGGAGCGGGTAGGAATGCCCGTGTCCCAAGCTGCACGTCTGAGCTTTTTCACTATGACTGGGCTCAGTGCTGAGGAGCAGGTGACGATAGAAGAGTATTTCAACTCTATCGACCTAGCTTACTCGCAGCCATCTTTCCGGCTAAAATTTCAACGGCCGCTGGATACCTGGAACCCATAGGGATGTCTACTCAACGCAACAACAAGACATCTCGGACACGAAAGGGGGGATCGCGCCCTCCATCCTCGCGCAGGAATAAGCGCAAGGCCGGCAACCGCCGGCTGACCGGTTTCGGTTCGCACGTCCAACAGGTCGCGGCTATGATAGCAGATCCATGCCACGGCCCTATGGTCCGCATGACTACAGACTCAGGTGTAGTTGAGCGGGTGCGTATCGAGATCCCGGGTAACACGGCCTCGCAGGGTTATATCCTGTGGGCGCCTGGTTACGTGAGTTGGCCAGATAACACGGCCGGCAAACCCCAGAACCTGATAAGCTTTCAACCCGCTGCCACGAACACAATCGGGATCAACACTACAGCTGATCCTCTCGGTAGCGCTTCCAAC